TGAAGCATAAAGATAAGTCCCTGTGCTGGGTTAAGACCAGCAAGCATTCCATAACGGACATCGGCTGAGTAGTCACCTTTGATGTCCTTCTTTGGAGAGTAAGTAATTTCGTATGGTGAACCTGAGTCAACACCACGAATTGTTTTTTCTTTTGGAAAAATTATTTCATCAACTTCAAAGCAAATGCTAATTACATCACGAAGAGCAGAAGCAAAAATTGCTTGTGCTGACTTTACCTGTGTATCAAAGGCTCCCATAAGAGCCTGAACGCCTTGGCCAGTAACAACTGAAGCGTTGATATTTCCTGTACGTGATTCAGGATAACGTGCACCAACACGCAGTTCTTGATTGAGTAGGTTCTGCTCAGTAAATGCACCTGCTGGAATATTAAGTTCTACACGGCGAACGCCTGCTGGGTTGGCTGTACGAATAACAGCGTCACCACCAAGTTGTAACTCCTGTACATCCTGAGGAAGTACGATTGGAGCTTGAACAGATTTTTCTGCAGCTTCCATTGCAAGCAATGCAAAGCGGTTACGAAGTAACTGGATACCCAGGATGTCGTCGAACTGTCCGCGTAGTTCATCATCAATAGATGGCTTACGTGCTACTACAACCATCATCTTACCCAATGGATTCTTAGCACGTGATAGTACTAGGTTATCCTTTGTAGGGATGTAGATAATTGATTGGTCTTTGTCGAAGTAGCGAATCATTTCTACCTGAGTATTTAAGTCTTGCTTGTAACTTGCGCCACCTAGCAAAGAGTATTCGTACTCAGGGAACAATGAAACTAACTCCGCCAAAGAAGTCATGTAGCGTTTTGCAAAGGCAATGCAGCGTCCGTAGCGGTCGAATTCTGGGTAAGCACCCACTGGGTTTTCTAGGCGGATACGTGGCATCTTTGCTTCCTCATCCAATTCAATAAAGAATGGGAGGAAACCGTAAGTGAGGTACCAGTCGGCACCTTGGTACATCTGAACCGAAAGGTCAGAGTGAGCAAAATAATTTGAGGCAATACGTGTACGCTTGTCGGCAAACTGACGGGCTCTATCTGAAACAGAATTAGCAGCAGAACAATTGACCGCAGGTAGTGGTGCCATAACCTCAGACAAGTCGCGTGCAACAATGTCGATAAAGTTAGCAACTACGTTAGCATCTACTCCGTCTGGGAAGAAGTCAGGATATACAGATGCAATGTTACCCTTGCGGACTGCAAGAACGTCGAGGTTGCGACCGTCGCGTTCAGCGTTGCGGTAGCGAAGGTTTTCAACTCTCGCTGCAACTTGTTCCATTGATAATGCCATTGTTGTCCTAACTATAAGTTTCTTGCCATTGCTCAGCGAATGCTTCGTCTAAGTTCAATGACATTCTGCTTTGCTTCTGGTATTTGGTTGCCCAGCGATTATTTTGGTATTGACCTACTTTGCTACCTTGCTGCATCAACTCACGTATGCGGATGATGGCAAACCATAAAGCCATCACACAGTCAGTTGGGTTCTTAGTATCTGGCTTCCAGGTGATGAGTTGCTGCACAAGAGACTTGAGTCCCTCTGAGCCTTCGTTGCTTGGTAGTTCGATTAGACCGTTGTCTTGGTAGCGACCATCATGTATAGTACCGAAAAGGCTAGACATAGATGCTACACCAAAGGATGTGTCCCACTTGTTCTTACCAGTAAAGTGTGAGTTTAACTGGCAGCCGTAGGTAGCCAGGTAGTTACGCAGGTCAGTATCCATAGCGTAGTACTTCTGGTGTGCGTTAATTTCCACACGGAATTCTTGGGGGTGATACTTCTCGACCCATTCACGAATCAGAGCGTTCTCCTTTTGAGGAGTAGGGTCTGCCATGTTGACGCAGTCAAGTACATAGATTGTGCTGTCATCTCGGTTAAGAGTTACGGCAACAAATGCTGAACGACCAGACACGGCAGGGTCAAAACCAATTACTGTGTAGGTCGAGCCTGCTCTGGACGGGTGGCCTGGAGTACCAGGTTTAAGCGGTCCACGCTTTCGCATACCGTTAACACATCCTGCAACTGCTGTTGGCGCGAATATAGAATCGGACTGGACGTCTTCTTGTTGGTAGACCATAGCCCAGACAGATGCCGCCACTTCAGAGCGGCGCGTAAAGAGAGAGGGTCCATCCCATTTCGGATAAAGTCCATTGTCATCAGGCTCGTCAATCTCGTTCTCCTGCATTGTGGTCTTAGGCCACAGCGTCTTCCAGTTTTCAGGTTTCTCGTCAAACTGAAGCACGGCAGGCATTGCAAAGTAAGTAAAGGGCGACTTGCCACCAGACCACTGTTGAGGGTCACGTAGCATTTTGTATAGGTCAATTGGTGCAACTCGAGTGCCAACGATAATTAATTTACCATGTCGCCCAAGGCGGGTAATAACTTCCTTTTGAATCCACTCGAGCTGCTTTTCCCACTCGTGAGCGTTTGAGCCCATCACAGCATCGTCGATTATAATCAGGTCAGCGCGAGCACCGTAAATCTGTGAGCCCATACCTAGGGCTTGGACCGTTGGGTCCTTTTCGCCAGAGTCGCGTCCTGTTCCCAGATAAATCATGTCAGCAGACCATTGTGTTGAGTCTGCCTTGTACCCTCCATTTGGGCCGAAGGCTACTTGGAGTTTGGTGAAGGCTGGGTGGGAAAGTCTTGTTTTAATCGCCCCAAGGAACTTGCGGGCCATACCCTGAGTTTTAGAAACAATGATGACTCGGGCGTTGGGATTGGTCACAATCTTGTAAACGACATAGTTAGTCGTAATCACTGTAGACTTGGCGTGCTCAGGTGGTACGTTGATGAGTACACGGTTAGCCGCCCCTGGCTCGTAAGTCATGGCTGGGTTTAACCAGCGGGGCTCACGGCCCTCAATCAAATCTACCCAGTCAAGGTGATGGTCAAAGAGCTTAGTATCTAGGAACTGCTCAGAAAAGTCAGGGAAGGAAATATCTCCCAGCTCCTTTAGGTCAGTCTTGATGCCCTTACCTTCGAGGCGAGCAGCCTCGGCACGGGTTTTAAACTCAGCATCAGTTGCACACCATTGGCGGTAAGCCACATCTGAGCGGCCTACAGAGGCCATAGCCTGGGTAATCGTACTACCCTGACTCAGTTGCTGCAAGGCCTTTTCTTGCGCCTCGCGCTTAGGGATATTCTGAATCCCAGGTTTCCTACCGATGAGAAGCCCCTTTGCTCAAATTACATACAGCGTGACTTGGCTTTACATTGGCAAGTGTATCAGGTCCACCTTTAGCAATTGGTATAACGTGGTCTATATGCAACCCTAGTTGCCATCCAGGAGTTCCTGATTGACGAGGTAGGGTCATATCTATTGGTAGACTACATAAGTGGCATACGGCTCCGTAGGTCTCTAAGACCTCAAGGAGGGTGTAAGGCTCTGAACCATTGTTAAGTATGTTGGCTCTACGTCGACGGTCTTCGCCTGCTCGATAGTCAGGGTTGGCTTCTATGTACTTGGCTCGTCGTTCTACGTAGAGTTCTTTGTTCTCCTGGTAGTAGGATTTCTTATAGTCCCTTTGGTTGAGTCCATATCGTTCCCGACGGTAGACCCTGTTGGCTTCCATACAAGGTTCACACGCTGGGGTTCCCAGGTGGTCATGACGCCTATAGCCAGTATGGGTCCCACACACATCTATGTCTAGTCTACCCATCAGTTCATCCCCATCTAAATATAAAGTTTGGCTGGTCTACTTCGTCTACGTTCGGATGCTTCCTAGGAACATCGTCTCGGGATTCGAACCCTTTCCTCCCCATCCAAGGGGTGTGCAAGCCTACACCTATGACGCTTACTTTTCGACCACAGGGCAGGTATTCAACTTTCTGCGAGAGGTCTCAGCCCCTGGTCCTGTTGCCAAACAATCCTAATTTACAGTCATTTAACGCTAGCCGATTAACGGCAGAACTTCCCCATATATATAATATATTATATAATATATAGGAGTCGCGGAGTCTTAAACGGAGCGACTCCGTATATGTATTTCTATACATATAAGATAACCTGTTCAAATCGTAAAACCGAACAACCAAAGTGAATATATTTTAAAAGCCCTGGTCAGGGCTATATATAGGGGGCTACTGATATAATATAACAGAAATTTTTAGGGGGATACTATATCCATCCCCCACACCTGAATTAAACAATGTGGGGTCATAATGTCTAAGTCTAAGGTATAGGGTTATACTCTGATGTAATTGTCGATAAATCGATAAGTCGGTTAGGTAATTTATAGGTTTATCTATGTATCGACTATCC